CTGTTGCAGTAAGACTTCCTATTGAACTTGTAGCCGCAACTCCTGTTTCTGTAACATTAGCATCACCACTTACAGTTTCAGATCCTAGAGCTGTAGTTCCTGCTAACCCGGTAACTGAAATATTAGAGATTCCCGTAGCTGTAAGGGAATCAATTGAACCTGTACAAGTAACTCCTGTTTCTGTGATATTAGCATCACAAGTAACAGTTTCTGTGCCTAACGCAGAAGTACCTGCAACACCTGTAAGGTTTACAGTTACATTGACGACCGCAGGCTGACCCCATGGACCAGACCCCCAGGTACTTCGACCCCAACCAGCCATTGGAGTTTTATGCTATTCTAATTACAGCGTTACTTGCATCTGCTGTTGGAAAAGATATTGTAAAACTTCCAGCTGTAGAAGTTTTATCTCCACCAAAATCAAATACTGCCACCGCAGGATCACCTGATGCTGTATCGTTGTAAATCATACAACCTCTAGCAGTAATGGTAGCTGTACCAAAAGTTAAATCAGCAAAATCTGTAAACGCAGTGGTTCCAGAAGTAGTTGGATTAACATTTGTTAGTGCTGCTCCACCCGCAGTATAGTTTGTTCCTGATGCTTCTTGGTTTGTACTATACGCTGTAGTTGCTGCTGTCATAGTTGCAGAACTTGTGTATAAAGCCAACTTAAAAGAGTTCCCTCCCGAAGCTTTAAAATTATGTACTGCTTGCAAAAGTTCACTTTTAAAAGAAGTACACATTGCTTGTGTAATTGCCATTATAGTCTCCTAATAATATTTGCTAGGTCTTTATGACCTTGTTTTTCTAATTGATTACATATTGTACACATGTGGTTTTTTATTGCCTCATTCATATAATACGTAATGACGTTTTTGCACGCTTCTCTAAAAGCGTGTGCTTGTGCCCTAATGGGTGCAGGGGCTTCGTCGCTAATAGAAACTAATCTTTTAGTGGCCATTTCCGCAACTTCTTCTACAGTGTGCCCTCTGTAATCTGTCGTAGTAACTCCAAGGTTACCAACTTTTGTTTCTGAATCAAGTGAAAACATTAATACTCCTTTGGTTCTGGTGGTAAATCATTTCTATCTATCATCTGTGGTTTATTAAGTGTTTTTTCTTTAAACACTTCTGACCATCTACAAGTTTGTATTGTACCTTCTTTTACATACGTAACAACTGGATCCTCTAAACGATGATAACCATACAGTTTTTCTTTTATATCTACGTTAGTTTCTAATAAATTTGAACGAGGAGCTATTGATATTTCTATGTTGTTCTCCATACATTTAGCAAGCCAAAACTCACAACACGCCTTTCCAGACTCAGCATAGTGCATGTTTGTTTTATAAGTAAAATCAACTCCAAATATTGTTAAACAATTTACTTTATTCCATAGTGCAAAAGCTATTGCATAAGCCACTGTGTTATTAAAATAAGAACACCCTAAATCAGTTATTAACGGCGCTAATGGAAATTCTTCTGCGTAAGGAACTCTGTTATCTAGTTCACAAGTATAAATAGGATAATCCACTTCAGGTAAATATTTTCTCATCATTTGAGTCATACTTCCTGCGTCTTCTGTATCAAAAAATCTAGACATAGGATCTAAAATAAAAGCTCGGTCTATTTTTGGAAGAACTCCAATCATTGCATTTATAGCCCATACTTCATCAAATGATACGCTATGAACTTGTGATAAATGATAGTCTATTTGACTTTGACCCATAGCTATTAAAGCTACGTTTTTTCCTTCTAACTCAGCTATAGGCTTGTCTAACATTAAGTGGTAGGTATTCTAACTTGATCGTATCTGTATTGACTGTGTGTTCCAGCTCCTTCCGCAGTATTTTTAAGTCTGGCAAGAGCTTCTTGGAATCGTTGTTCGTATGTAGCTATTTCTGTCGGATCCATTTTTAAGAATATTGAAGCTTCCGCTAAGCAGGCGTATAGCAATGTTGTTGGAGCATTCGTAGATAGCCAAGTTGTTCCACTATCGGCTCCGTCTGTTAATGAAGCTGGCCTGTAAAAATAATGTAGTTCAAACGTGTAATTAGAATCAGGAGTAGGAGCAAGAATAAAAGTATCACTGTCAAACTCTCCATAATACTTTGGCCTTCCTGTTACTGAACCAGAAGTTGCTGGTTTGTAAGACCTCATAAAACTAGTTTGTTTTAAATTAAGAAAATGATACGTATCGTTAACTATTACCGCTAAACTAAAAGGGGCTAAAAAATCAGTTGGCATACCTAAATAAGCTCCTCCCGAAGAAGCTGTCCCGGTTACGTTCTTTTTAAAATTATCTAACCAAACTCCTTTTAAAATTCTTTCTTCACCTTGTTTAATAATAGTAGCAAGCGTATCAACAAAAGTAGTTTCAGAACTATCAACGTAATTCTGTATTGCTGTTTTTAATTGACTGTATGTAAATCCTGTTCCTGCCATTATACTGGTCCTGCTGTTACTGTATCACCACCACCTGTAACATCTCCTGTTGTGGCGGTTCCACTAGATGTAAATTTATATTCATTATCATCTACTACTGTTATTGTATATCCACTTGCGCTCTCAAGTACAGTAGTTGTTATTCCATCAAACGCTTCCGTAGATCTAAATCTAACTGTATCACCAGTAGTTCTGTTATGTTTAAACTCAGTTACAGAAATTATACTGTTCGCACCTGCATCTCCACTCCGAAATGGATTCAATGGTAATAAAGTATTTGCTGGTCCTACAGAAGCTAAAGGTCCTCCGCCCCTTATTCCTGTTGTTCCTGTCCCTGAAGCAGCCGTAAAAGTATAAGTATCGTCATCAACTTTAGTTATTGAATACCCATCAGGATCTTCTAAGGTTGCTGTTGTAAATCCATCAAAATTTTCTGTCCCCCTAAAACGTACTTTATCCCCCGTTGATTTTCCATGGTCGTCTTGAAACACTTTAATGACTGCACTTCCTTGTGTAGTCAAAAAAGGATTATTTGTTAATAGTGCTATAGCAGAAGGTTCTGTACGATCTGGTCTTGGATTTAGCACGGCTTCAGGATCTGTCCCAATTGGTGGTAGATCTAACTGCGGTTGTTTAATATCAAAACACTCAGGACAAGCTTTATAGCCGTCCCATTGTTCTTGTAGTTGTTTAAGTCGATACCGTTGACCACAAGTATCGCATATTCCCCATGTATATTTTCCTGCTGCAAAGGCCATTTAAACGTCCTTAGCTTGTCATTTAATCGCCGCCGCCAAACAATCCAGCAATACCTGTTCTTCCTCCTTGAAAGGGGCTTAAAGCAGCAATTTGTTCATTAACAAGTTGTAGTTCTGCTTCTAATTGTCTTTTTCTTTGTAGTAATGCGTTTAGTTCTGCCGTAGTGTCTACTTCTTCAGAGATTTCAATAGAAGGGATTGAAGGAATACTAGGAAGAGATATGCTTGGGCTACTTGGTAAGTCTTTGCCCATACTAAAATCTTTAACACTACGTTGTGGGGATGCAACAGGTGTCATAGGACCTATTGGCATAGTTATAGGCCTAGGTGCGGGGTTTACTGGCATAGAAGGTAAGTTTGGTGTAGGAAACATTGGTTGTCGTTTACCTGCTAATTTATCAAAAAAACTCATTATTATTCTCCGTTTTATATTAATGTTCTAGGTGGAAGAAAACGAGAACTTACTGAATCAATATCTTCAAAAGCTGCTTTATCAAATTCTTCATCATAAACTTGTTTTAATAATTGTATTCTATCTGGTGCTCTTTTCATAGCCAAATAATAAGCTAGACCTGCTGTCATGCAAGGTAAAAACCTAAACACAGTCTCCATGTTATTAGTATAGTCTCCTGCATCTTGCATTCTAGTCAATGCGTAATAAGAAATTACATCGGTTGAATTTTCAGGAGTAGGATAAACATACACTCTAGGTGTTATGTGCCTTTCTAAAAAGAATTGTGTAGGTCTACTTTTAGTAGTTTTATCTGGTGTATAAAGATAATCAGATCTACTTATTCTTTGTAATTGATAATCTGTGTTATCACGTTGGATAACCGCAGAAGTAATATCAACTATATCGGTTCCAAGATCATAATAATTAGTTCCTTCTGTAACTGTAAAATTACTTTTAGTAATTAACCATTGATTAAGACCTCTATTCGACCATTCAGCAATAAGTAAATTTAACGAACGACGTGCAGTCTCTAAATCGTACCCAGTACGAAGTTCAAGACCGCATCGTTCGTATGCTTCCTCAATAAGTTCGTCTACACTAAGATTAAATGAAGTGGTTTCTGAAGTAGCCATTTCTAGCCACCATACATTTTCTTAGGCTTTTTCTTAACCTTACCGCCGTGCTCGTAACCTAAAACTTCACCGCCACCCATGTAACCTTTGGTGCTTTTGCTCCAATCTTGGCCACTTTGGATAGCTCGTCTTCTATTTGTTAATCCTGGCATTTTA